TGTAACTTCGAACACTAAGTTGACTGACGATTCCAAAATTTGGATTCTAGAAAAACTGACTGGTAGATTTGCAATCACTAGCAGTGAAGGATTTTTTGGTTCTATGACTCCTGCGTTTGAAGATCCTAAAGAAGCATTATTTTATGAACTTACGTGGGGCTAAGGCTACTGGCGTTTGGATAGACGATTTTGGATTTGAATCGACTCCTCGCCGTATAGCTACATTTGCTAAAGACAATAAACTCTTAATTGATAAAACACCTTATCATTATGCTAATCCAATAATGTACTCGTTTACTGAATTGGAGGAAATGGCTCAGTGGTGCTGGGACACCTTTGGACCTTGTGGGTATCACCAAGAAACTATGCGAACAGTTTGGAACTATAGTTCAGATCCAGACTACGTATTTTGGTTTGATGAAGAAAAACACTTAATGATGTTTATCTTGCGATGGTCATGACGAAGGTGCGCATTGGCGCTAGAGCAGCCAAACGCCCAGAAGAAGTGATAGAATGGTTAAGCGATAATATCGGGCCACTTAAGAATAAAGAGACAGCTAGCATTACCGGAACCGTCTATTTTGGAAAGAATTGGTCGGCACACTGGAAACAGTACGGAGCTGGCTGGTTCATGGATGTATCCTTTCACGAACCAAAACACGCAATGTTCTTCTCATTGCGCTGGAAATAAAAATATTTTCCCCGTTAATTAGCAATTAAATACTAGTGCGAATTTACAAGGAGAACGCAAACATGGCATTCTTAAGACATGTCGGAAAACACGGCGACCGCAAAGTTGCAGTCGTATTTCGTGAAGTTCCGAACGAGCCACACATGTGTTTGGTAGTTTATACCGAAACACTCAATAGAACTGTACATGACCCATTGGTAAAATGTATCGAAAGCGATATCGGTCAAAACAGTAACAATTTAGCGGATGCATTAAACCGCACTCACACAACCGATGGCATCATCATTCTACAGAAGCTTCACGCTGAAGGTCAGTTGAAGAAGGTTCAAACAGAACAGATTGTCATGACCCCAGCCCCAAACACTAGAATTAAGTTGGCTGAACTTAACAAAATTCTTGACGAAATGGAAAAGGGTGAAGCAGCCGTAAAGAAGCTTGCTGAAATGGACAGTCAGATGGGTATGCAAGATCCTATGCAGGTTGCAAGACGTATGCGTGGTGACAAGGATGCATTTAATTCGGACACTATGCCATCAGCACCAAGTGGCCTTCAGGCAAGCGGCGATGCTTTGGGCGATACTGCACTTGCAGATAGTCTCCGTGAGCAGGCAACACGCATGAGTAACGAAGCCAAGGGCCTGCTTGCAGAAGCACAGCGGTTGATTGATCAGGCACAAGGACTCGATCCTGTTAAAGTTACTACTGCTAAGAAAACAGCAAAAGTAGTAGCTCCAAGCACCACAGCAGCTAAGACTAGAGGTAGACCAAAGCGGGTTACAGCAACAGCATAAGGTGTTATTGAATGTCACCCGAATTTATTGAAAAATGGGAAAAGTTATTAGAAGATGTTGATAAGCAGCAAATTCCAATGGAGTTCATTAAAAAAATCACATTGAAATTAAAGGGCAGAAAGCAACACTCAATTAATGTTGAAAAATTGTTAACTCAGGGACTTTATCCAGACGAAATTGAAGATTCAATTAGTGAAAAGCTTGTTGAATATGATGACATTGTTGTTGGGATTGAATTTATTCTTAATGTAGCAAGTATTGCAGATGCAGTACAACCTGAAACTGATAGGATACTGAATGGATTATGAAATTAATATTAGCATGTGACCCAAACGGGGGTATAGGCTATCAAAACACATTGCCCTGGAGTAACATCCAGGGCGATTTGCCAAGATTTAAGCGTCTCACTGAAGGACAATTGGTGGTTATGGGCCGCAACACTTGGGACAGCCTACCAAAGAAACCTCTACCCAATCGCATTAATATTGTCGTTACTTCTAGGCCTTTTGTAGAACATGGTGTAGCTACTATCAACAAACTACTCAACTACTCTGATTCGTATTGGTTGATCGGCGGAGCAAAATTGATTGAGCAAGCTTGGCCGTACATCAACGAAATCCACCTGACAAGGGTATATGACCATTATACTTGCGATACCTTCATTGATTTGCTATATGTAGAACATAACTTTACTAGGACATGGAGTGAAATCTTCCCTGACCACGCATATGAAATTTGGAAAAGATAATGGCTTCACAAAGATGTTGGGATTGTAGTAATACATTTTACAGTAATACCGGTGGACTTTATTGTAATGTATGTTACCAAGCTAGAGAAACTAGAAAGCGTAATGATAGACAAGCTCAGCAAGACCGATGGGCAGCAGAACAGGCACAGCGTGAAAATGCTAGAATTCAAGCACAACACACTCAGGCCCTTATTAACGCAGAAAATCAAAGAATTAATGCGATTAACCGGCAAACGCAAGCTATTATGGAATCTTCTATTAGGCCCAAGGATGCATATGACCGCGGGTTTAAGTATGTAGACAGCGAGTTTAAATATGGAAATCCAGCAGAGTTAGAACTTGAGATTGACGAAGCTGGCACTTTGGGTTGGCAATGGAACTATCTTTACGTAACTACTGAGTTGAATAGCCAATTTAGAAACGGACTGTCAGCTAAACTTAACCAAAATAAAAACATATACAGTACGATTAAGGATAGCGCAAAACGGATCGGAAAAGGTAACGCAGATGGTTCATTTCCTTCTACGTACTTTACTCTATATACCGGACTATCGATAGGTGGAGTAGATATTAAGACTAAAGGATTCAAGAGTCACTTCACTAGCACAATAGACGAAGACACCGGTGAACTTAAAATGAACTGGAATGAACCTTTTACTAGCTCTGATCTTAACCAAGCATATAAGGATGGGGTAAATGAAGTTTATTGGAGCGAAAATACTGACGAAAAAAAGAGCCATCGCCTAGAATTTGACGTTCCCGAAATCAAGAACAGAAGAAAGCATGTGCGTAATTTACGTTTCCTTGACAAGCTGTTTAGGTTATCAGTATACACATTGCCTGTATTATTCTTTCTTTTGATGTGGCAAGTAACCACTGGTTGGAGTACGTTTTTCATGTTTATCGCTTCTTGCTTTATGCCTAAATTTATTCGCAATAGGCATTATAAGTGGTGGGACAACAATAGCGAATTTTTGAGGTAAAATAATGAAACAGTATCACGATTTACTTGAAGACATACTAAATAATGGCGAAGTCAAAGACGATAGAACCGGAGTTGGAACTATCAGCGTCTTTGGTCGTCAATTACGATTTGACTTGACAGCAGGTTTCCCTGCTGTAACAACTAAGAAGTTAGCATGGAAATCAGTAGTTAGTGAACTACTATGGTTTATAGAAGGGAGCGGAGATGAGAGAAGACTTGCAGAAATTTTATACGGATCCAGAGATATTGAACGTAGCACGATATGGACAGGAAACGCTCAAGCAGCTTATTGGAAGCCAAAAGCGAGATATGACGGGGATTTGGGACGAGTATACGGTGTACAGTGGAGAGACTGGCACGGAGTTGACCAACTCTCAAAGCTAATTGAGGGTATCAAGACTGATCCTAACGGACGTAGACATATATTGACTGCTTGGAACGTAGCAGAGTTGGATAAGATGGCCTTGCCTCCCTGCCATGTTCTTGCACAGTTTTATGTCAGCAACGGTAAACTAAGCTGCCATATGTATCAGCGTAGCGTTGACGTATTCCTTGGCCTCCCCTTCAACATCGCCAGCTATGCATTGCTTACTCATATGATTGCACAAGTATGCGACCTAAAGGTAGGCGAACTGATTATCTCAACTGGCGACACTCATATCTATAGTAATCACGTTGAACAAGTTAAAGAGCAGTTGAGCAGAGAAGAATACCCACTTCCTCTCCTTTTTCTCAATCCTGAAATAAAAGATATTGACAAATTCTCAATGGATGCTATATTGTTATTTGACTATAAGAGTCATGGTACTATTAAAGCTGATATGGCAGTATGAAAACAATTGTTGCTCACCGCTTTACCCTCGGAGACGTTGAAGACCCTGATATCTATGCTGCCGAACCTCTTTGGGAATGGCAGAATAGTGAAGCAGGTAAGTGGGCAATGGAAAACTGTGCCGAGACTCCCAGTTGGCATCGTCATATAGATGCAGCCAGCTATGGCTATAGTTATCAAGTAAGAATTAAGCTAACCCCTGAACAACTTGTATATTGGAAGCTGAAATATGAATAGAGAGCAAATTATCACTGATATGTGTCTAACCTTTCGTCATGATTACGGACTTGTAATCAGTGAAGACGATAGAATGTACACGCTTAACTCAGGCATGACAGAACTAGAACGACAGGGGCTATTCAGCACTATGTCGCAAGTTTTTGACCATCACTTTGCTACTTCGCTTGAGGAATATCGTAAGGTCAACGAAGGTGAAGCTATCACTATTCCAAAGAGTGCCGAACATGCAAAAGCTATGATGGGCGTTGCGCAATGGTATTTGGATAATCAGGGATGAGAATTCTAGTTACTGGCGGCATTGGCTTTATTGGTCATAATGTTGTAGCACAGTTAGAAGATTTAGAACACGATGTTCTTATCATAGACAATATGACAGATTATGGGGTAATCCCTCATGAGGAATTGCATCAGTTAATTGAAGAACGAACCTCTCGTATTAGTTCCGTATGTCACCCATACAACATTACTGACGGCAAACGATTAGAGAATGTTTTTAGAACATTTGAGCCAGAACTTGTTATCCATCTTGCTAGTTTCCCCCGTCAAAAGGTAGTCAACGCTAACCCTACAGTAGGCGCACAGTCAATGACTGAGGGGTTGCTTAACTTATGTGAGTTAAGCAGCAATCATGCGGTGAAACGATTCGTGTATGTTAGTAGCAGCATGGTATACGGTGACTACCAAGACGGAATCAATGAGTATGCTTTCTGTAAGCCTCAGGGTCAGTATGCTATTATGAAATATGCCGGCGAACTGTTAGTCAGAGACTATGGGCATCGCGGATTGTTTGACTATACGATTGTCCGCCCTAGTGCAGTCTACGGTCCACATGACGTTGAAGATCGGGTTATCTCTAAGTTCTTTATGGCTGCAATGCGTGATGAGGTACTTAAGGTTAACGGCGCAACTGAAAAACTAGACTTCACATACGTTGAAGACACCGCCGCTGGCATCGTAGGAGCGTCCCTCAGTAAGCAAGCAGCATTTAGAACATATAACATCACTCGCGGCGAATCTAGAACCTTACTTGAAGCAGCAGAACTTATCACAAAGATTGTAGGCAAGGGTAAGATTGAAGTAACGCATAAGAGCGAAGACTACCCGAGTCGCGGCACACTAAGCATTGCGTCTGCTAAAAATGATTTTGGTTATAATCCAACAATCAACATTGAAGAAGGGTTTGTGAAATACCATGACTACTTGGTTAATTCCCCACTTTGGTCTCAAAAGACAATACTATAATCTTCAAGATGAGTTGCTAGACGCAACCCATGACGCCTTAAAGGAAGGGGTGCTGATTAATGGCCCTTTCACTGCTGCACTAGAATCGTGGCTGTGCAATTATACTGGATGTAAGTTTGCTACAGTTACCCATAGCGGCACCCATGCACTAGAGTTTATTGCCGGATATCATTATGATCTATCGTTTTTAGCAGGGGACGAACAAGCACCTCGTATTCGTATTCCAAACTTGACTTTTCCAGCTACACTAAACGCATTTTATAGCACGGGTTGGGATGTCGAACTTGTTGATACGGACCGCAACGGATTAATTAAGTTTGATGATGACTATGAAGATGGTTTCGATGTGTACACCTGCTTTGTGGGATTATATGGGGCTTCACCTAATAGAAAACTATACTCTAATACTATTGTAGATGGGGCCCAACATTGGCTAGCTGCCACCCGCGACCAAATCGGTGATGCTATGGCTATCAGTTTTGATCCTACTAAGAACTTACCTAGTAGCGGCAACGGCGGCGCTATTGTAACTAATGACCAATCATTATATGATTGGACAAATGTCATGAAGAATAATGGCAAACTTGATCACTACTACCCAGGCACAAACAGTAAGATGAGTGAGGTAGAATGCGCCCATCTATTGGTTAGAACTAAACACATTGATAGATGGCAAAATCGTAGAGAACAGATAAGAAATTACTATTTGGATAGATTTGTTGAAATGCCGTTTCGGTGTCTTAGCGAACCCTTTGATAAACATGCTGATCAAAAGTTTGTAATTTACACTCAGGACCGTAACGAATTGCATCAACATCTGACCGATAATAAAATTGAATCTAGAATTCATTACCCATATGCATTGAGTGAATTACCAATTGCTAAAGACATTATTAAGAAACCAGACCTAATTAGCACTAGTATTGCGTTGTCTCGAGGTGTGTTAAGTCTGCCTATCTATCCCGAACTAACTGATAGTGAAGTAGAGGCGGTTGCAGACACAGTTTGCAAGTTTTTTGATAAATAATACGTTATGAACATTTACTGGATACTCACACTTCTCCCTGTATGGATCATTCACACAGTATTAGGTGCTGGTGTATTAGGTCTATTGATTGCATTCTTTGTGCAACGCATCCCCTTCATCAAGACATACGGTTACTTAATTAAGATTGTATCATCAATCTTACTAGTATTAGGACTATTCCTTCAGGGCGCATTAGCATATAAAGAAAGCACTGCACTAGCAGTAGCTAAACTTGAAGCTAAGTTAGCTAAAGCCGAAGCAAAATCTGCACAAACAAATACGGTAATTGTAGAAAAGATTGTCAAGGATACCGAAGTGATTCGCACTAAAGGCAAGACTATCACTGAATATGTTGACCGTGAAGTTATCAAGTACGAAAACAAATGCCCACTTCCTTCTGAGGTCATCCGCGCACACAATGCTGCTGCTACGATGGATACTAGCAAACTTGAAGGAGCCAAAAAGTGAAGAAATTAATGATTCTTCCTCTTGTTCTACTATCAGGATGTGCTATTACAGCAGTTCCAGTTGCCCCTAAGTTTCCGGAAGCTCCTGCAACATTACAAGAAAAATGTGCTGACTTAAAAGAAGTTGCTGAAGGTGCCTCACTTACGGAATTCACTAAAATAGTAGTGGAAAACTACATTCTATATCACGAATGCAAAGTCAAAGTTGAAGGCTGGAACGAGTGGTATACTAAGCAAAAAGCTATTTTTGAAGAAGCTACCAAAAAGTAATCCGGTCTACCGTTTGATAAATACTAGATAACAACGGAAGATTGATATGGCAACTCAAGAAATTATTAACATTGGTACACTACCTAACGATGGCGAGGGCGATCCGCTAAGAGTAGCGTTTGGTAAGATCAATAATAACTTCGCTAACCTTTTCCCTACCGCAATCAACACTAGTAGCTCCTATTCAGTTGGAGACGCTCCTGGACAATTGATATTTGAAACTGATGCTAACACATTTACCCTAGGTCAATTTTATGTATATGCGGCTGACCCTACTGGTAATAATAGCCAAAGTATGCAATTAAACGCACAAATTAATCAAGATTTAGATGATGCAAAGTTTAGTGCAGTAGGTACCTCAGTATTCGGAAATGCATTGACTAGATACAGTATGCAGGTAGTGGGAGGCAATGTGCAATTGCTTGCAGACCCAATACAAGACACGACTATCTTTCACTTTATCGGTTCTCAGATTATTTGGACCGGCGCCAATGTTGCCGGCTTACTACTAGGAATAGACGGCTACGTTGACTCAGTTATTTCTACTGAGAATGATTTGAACGTTGAAACTGAACAGTCATTCTAATGAGAGCGCACGAATTTATAACAGAATCGGTTACTGATGGTTTAAGTGTTGCATCTTATGCATTACCAAATACCTATGTTATTCCTGAATTGAAGAATAATGACTTCTATGAACTGTATAGATTCGGAGTAGCAATTGCAGATGTTCGCGGAACAAGTGGCCCTGATGACGGTGTTCAAAATGAGTTCAAGCATGATTTTAAAGCGGAAAGTGCATGGGGCGAGAATCAGGTAGTATCTTCTGAATTTGATGCTGATATTGGACAGGTTATTGACCAAGCACTAAAGAAAGTAGGCAAAGGTGGCAAAAAATCAGTAAGTACGCCAGGTAGCGATGAGATACCAAACACCGGTACACAATCCACTCTTAAACCCTTTAAAGGCTACAAAAGATGAGAGCGCACGAGTTTATTACTGAAAGCGGTAAGGGAAAAGTATCTGCTCGCCAGCAGCAATCTACTGTTGGATTAAACGTTTTTGCAATAAGCCAATATGACCGTACATATGACTTGAACAGAGTTATGATGGCAGTTGCCTCAACTGACGGAAAAACTATTCCTGATTTAAGTAGTGAGAGCTGGGTAGGTAAAAACAACACTGCTCACCCGTATACTGAGGTAGAGCAGGATATGTTAAAGATAGCATATAAAGCAGCAGGTATCCCCTTTAAAGATTTGAACAAGGGTGATTTGGATAGTGAAGAACTAGACTCTACACAAGACCAAAGTCCTATTAAGCCCTTCAAGGGATATAAGAAATGAGGGCTAGTGAGTTCATAAACGAGTCTAAGGGCAAAGTTCCAAAAAGACATAACAAAGCCCAACCTGGCGCTTACAAGTTTAAAGATGACGGCACTGACAGAACCTATCACTTGAATCAAATCATGAAAGCAGTAG